TGACGCAGAAACGCAGACACTGGCCATCCGACTCAAGAACAAATACGGCGCGCCGGCGGGTCTGTATCACTACCGGAATTTCACGACGGACGACCTCAGCCAGTTCAAGGGTGCCGAGTCGATTGGCAGCCACTTCTACAAGAACATCAAGCCGCTCAAGGAAAAGTTTCCCTATGAGTGTATCGAGAAGATGCCGGCGGCCACCGAGGAACCACAATGAGCACTGCACTTACAACACGCCAGGAATTTGGCGCAAACGAATCCACTCATGCGCTAGTCGAAACCGCATCGACCGCCATTGCCGCCAAGGCTAAAGCGATGGTCGAGGCCCGGTACGTCATGGCGATGCGTCAGCCGCGCAACTGGGATCAGGTCCGCCAGGATCTGATGGCCGAGTGCAAGCGCCCATCGTTCGCCCACAACAAGAGCGCGCTTTACCGCAAGCCGATTGGGAAAGGCATCGAGGGTCTTGGCATTCGCTTTGTCGAGGTCGCGCTTCGCTGCATGAAGAATGTGCTGGTTGAAACGACCATGACGTTCGAGGGCGAGACGAAGGAAATCCACTGCGTCAGCGTGACGGATCTGGAATCGAACCTGACCTATCCGCTTGATGTTCGTGTGTCGAAGACGGTCGAGCGCTCCAAGCCTGCCGATGACGGCTCGTATATTTCCGTGCGCAAGAACAGTTACGACAAGCTCGTCTACACGGTGCCCGCGAACGATGACGACCTGCTCAACAAGCGGGCCGCGCTGATCTCGAAAGCAATCCGCACGCTGGGCCTGCGCATTATCCCCGGCGACCTGCAGGATGAAGCCGAGGAAATAATCAGGGCAATCCGTATGGACGAGGCCGCGCGCGATCCAGGCGCCGAGCGCAAGCGTATCGCCGATGCGTTTGGCGAAATTGGCGTGAAGGCCGCCGATCTGGTCGCCTATCTCGGACATTCTCTAGACGCCTGCTCGCCCACCGAGTTAGTCGAGCTGCGCGGCATCTATGGCGCGGTCAAGGATGGCGAGGCAACGTGGAAACAGGTCATGGAAAACAAAGCCGAGCAAGGCGGCGAATCGTCGGGAAATTCCGGTGAGAGCACGCAATCAGCCAGCAAGATAATTCCGGCTTGCTCCGATGAGGACTTCAAAAAGAAGACTCCCGAGTGGCGCAAGCTGATTCTCGAAAAGAAGAAGTCGGTCGCAGACCTGACAGCCATGATCGAGACGAAGATGCGCCTGACCGAAGATCAAAAACTAACGATTGATGCATGGAGTCACGATGATGAGTGAGGCGGCACGCCAGTTTTATACGTACCTTCACTGCAGGCCGGACGGATCGCCGTTCTATGTTGGTAAGGGTCGTGGCAAACGGGCATTCGATTTGCGCCGCAGGAATCCGCATCACAGGAACGTCGTCGCGAAGTATGGACAGGAAAACATTAAGGTATTCGTTTTCCCCTGCGGCTCAGAAATTGAGTCGCTTTCTGATGAGGTTCTTCAAATATCACAACTGCGTCGTGATGGTTGTGAGCTTGTAAATCAAACGGATGGCGGCGACGGCGTTAGCAATCCAACTGATTTGGTTAGGGAAAAAATTGGGAGCGGCCAGAGGTGGAAAGTAAGGCCCGAAAGTCATCGCATGAAATTGGCAGCAGCCAGGGCATTACAGATCTTCCCGGAAAACTACTCCGAAGTTATATCGGCAGTCGTAAAGCTTAGATATAGCGACCCCGAAGAAAGGAAGAAACAAAGCGAGTCCATGAAGCTCGCATGCTCGTTGCCGGACGAAAAAGAAAGAAAGTCTGCCGCGAGCCGCAGGATGTGGGAAGACCAGTCCTATCGCAACAAGATGCTCACCATAAGAGCGGCTGTCACCCCCAAAGGCGAAAAATGCTCTTGGTCAAAAATTACCGAGCGCGATGTAGTCGAAATACGCTCAAAGAGAGCTTTGGGCATTCCACTCGTAACTGTGGCCGCTGAGCACGGAATTTCTCAGGGCACCGCCAGCGAGATCGCTAATCGTAAGTTGTGGAAACATATTCCGTGAGGTCAAGATGAGAAAGCTGGAGAATTTGGTTCAAGGAAGCGAGGAATGGCTTCAGTTCAGACTAACTCATTTTGGGGCTAGTGAAGCCGCATCAATGCTCGGCCTGTCGTCCAAGGTCAAGCGAACCGAGTTACTGCGCATGAAGCATACCGGCACCGCGAAGGAATTCAGCGACTGGGTTCAGACTAACATTCTGGACTACGGCCATGAAGTCGAAGCGCTAGCGCGTCCGATTGTCGAGGAAATGATCGGCGAGGATCTGTACCCGGTGACCTATTCATTCGGGAAGCTGTCGGCGTCGCTCGACGGCCTGACGATGTCGGATGAAACGGCGTTCGAGCACAAACAGTGGAATGCCGCCCTCGCCGCGTCCGTCAAGGCGAAAATCCTGCCCGACGAATTTCAGCCGCAGTGCCAGCAAATCACGATGGTGACGCCGGCCAAGAAAGTGATTTTCACGGTATCGGACGGCACGCGTGAAAACATGGAGTCCATGGAGGTCTACCCCGACCCGGCGTGGCATGAGCGTATCCGTGCTGGCTGGGAGCAGTTTGACCGCGACCTAGCAGAGTATGTCCCACGAGACCTTCCTGAGAAGCCGCAGGCTGAGGCGATCATGGCGCTTCCGGCGCTGGCTGTGCAGATCCGCGGTGAGGTCGTCACGAGCAACCTGCCGGCATTCAAGGCGGCTGCGGAGCGCTTCATTTCAGGAATCAAAACGGACCTGAAGACTGATGAGGATTTCGTTCAAGCAGATGCAACGGTGAAGTTCTGCGAGAAGGCCGAAAAAGATCTCGAAGTCGCGAAGAATGCTGCCATTGCGCAAACGGCCAGCATCGACGAATTGATGCGCACGGTCGACCACATCAAGGCGCAGTTGCGCGACAAGCGGCTGAGTCTAGACAAACTCGTCAACAAGCGCAAAGAAGAGATCAAGGCGGAGATTATCGCCGATGGTCGCAAAGCCTATGCCGAGTACGTCGCCGCATTGAATAAAGAGCTGGCGGTCGTGACGATTGACGTTCAGGCGCCCGATTTCATTGGTGCCGCGAAGAACAAGCGGACGCTTGCAAGCCTTCATGATGCGATCGATACGGCTATTGCTACCGGCAAGATAGCCGCCGATGCGGCAGCGAAGGATTTGCGCGCCAAGCTGGACTGGTACAAGGCGCACACCGAACATGCTTTTCTGTTCCGCGACCTGCAGACGCTGATCCAGAAGCCCGTCGAGGACTTCGAACTCGCGGTAACGACCCGGATTGAGCAGCACAAGCAGGCGGAAGCGGCGAAGAAAGCGGCGGTGCCCGTGGTGCAGCCGACACCCGTTGTCGAGCCAGCAAAGCAAGCATCAGCACCATGGGTCGCGCCCGCTCGACTAGTGCCGGCACCTCGCGTGGCTGCTGATGGGCCGCCAACACTGCGCCTCGGAGTGATCAATGAGCGCTTGGCACCCATCGGCTTGAGTGCTGATGGGCTAGCGAGCCTCGGTTTCAGGCATGCGACCACGGATAAAAACGCGAAGCTGTATCACGAATCGGACTTCACGCAAATCTGCGCCGCCCTGATCCGGCACATCGAGGCCGCGGCTCGGCCCGCCACCACCGCCCACCTCGAAGCCGAACACACCTAACCCCCTCGGCGCGCAGTCTGCGCCTCTTATTGAGAGATAGAAATGAACGCACCGAACGAAGCCGCGCAATTGGCGATAGATGGCATTCCCGATGCCGAGCCGAAGGAAGCGCCGCACATGATCGCTCGCATTAACTCCATGGCGATCAAGATTGCGTTTCCCTTCATGGCCCAAAACGATATCCGGTACTACTTGAACGGCATCAATATCCGCCCGCTCGAAGATGGTGCAGTGATGATCGTTGCCACGGACGGCCATCGATATGTGGTTGTGCACGATCAGCATGGGTATGCCGAGCGTGAGCTTATCGTGTCGATCAAGAAAGACGGTCTGAAAAACTGCAATGCGAAATCGACGTTCGATGTTATGTCGAATGGCTCAGCCTGCGTGAATGATGAGGTCGGCATGCCTACATTCATCCAGCCAGGTAACTCGATGATCGAGGGCGCGTTCCCGCGCATCGAAAACGTCGCATCGGCCACTGGTTACACCGAGGGCATTTCCGGCGCAATCAATCCGAGTTATTTGAAAGATGCTCTCGCCATCGGCCAGCATTTCGATGCAATACGGTTCTTCACGAAGGATGCCGATAGCGCGCTCGTGTTCGTGGTGAGTGGCATAGGCGACATGGAAGTATTTGGCGGAATCATGAAGTTGCGCGAAGTATTCGACCAGTTGCCTTCGTGGTTTCCGAAGCCAGTGCCATATGAATTGACGCCGGAATAACTCACAACCGCACCGGAGTAACCCATGACCCCCGCCCACTACCTCTTCGTCGCTTATTGCCTCCTAGCTGCCGCAGTCGTCATCTATGCAATCAGGCAAGCACTTAAACATCCGCGATGGGACTCAATACAGGCTGGCGACGCGCACGAGGAGTTCGTAGCGAGGAAGGCAATGCATCCGGTAGCGAGTGGGGATTCGATGGAGGATTTGGTACGGGGAGAGGTGAAGTGAGCAAGCATGATTTTGACTATGCGCCTTCTGACGCGGCCGCGCTTCCGTGGCGCTGCTTCCACTGCGACGAGACTTTTTCGGACGCTGCGGCCGCGCGAGAACATTTCGGTCCGAATGAGATGCATGAGCCGCGTTGCCATATCGATATTGCGAAATATCGGGAAATGGAAGAGCGTGTTAGGCGCTGCAATGCCGAAGATACCGATCTGCATCGAGAGATTTACGGCATGCAATCCAAACACCAAACGGACCTGCATCGCGAGGAAGAAAGGGGCTACGAGCGTGGCATCCGGGATGCGCGAGCCGAATTCCTCGCTGGCACGCTCCCGCCGCTGACACAAAACGTGTTGGACCATTGCTGGAAGGCATATCAGCAAGGCCAGATATCAGCCGACCACACTGCCAAGCAGGTATTCGAGGAAACATTGCAAAACCTAGTTTTGTGGCTCGCCAAGCCCCGTGCAACGGCATCCGGAAAGGATTTGCCATGCTGAACTTCGATGCATGGTTGCGCCAGCCGATAACGACAGAGACCACAGAAGAAGACGTTCTGTACTTGCATTGCATCGGCTGTGGCAAAGACGAAATGGTCACCAAGAAGGCACTCGAAAACGGCGATGCTTGGGCTACCGAAGAACTGTGCGGCGGCTCGCACCTGTGCTGCCCATAAAAAGGAACAATCATGAACAAACAACTTAGCGACGCGGAAATCGTAAGGTTTTATCCGGGTAGCAATAGCACCAGCGACTTCGTGGCGTGTGCCCGAAAAGTCATAGCTGCGGCTCTTGCTGGGACCGAGCCTTCTGATTTTGTTATTGCTGAACTACAGAACATCGCCAGCGCCGATATTAAGAACTTTGTGGCTACGAACCCGCACCATGAATTTTTCCTTTGGGCGCAAAACAGAGCACGCCATACGCTGGCAAAAATCAGCGAAGCAGCGCTCGCCCACAAGAGCGATGGGGCTGTAGCAGAGCTGAGCGATGAGCAAATCGAAGCCGAGGCGTGTTTATACAGCCTCGATCTGGCAAATGGGCTCGACTGGTGTTTCGATGATTTCAACCTGAAAGCATTCGTTCGAGCCATTCTTCTAATGTCTGCGGGTCCGATCCCCGTGCAGCACGATAGCGATTGCTCTACAAACAATCGGGGCGTACCGGAACTGCTCGGCCCTTGCGACTGTTCAGCCGCCGCCCCTGCTGCGCCCGTCGCTGTGCCGGTAGATGCGAGCGATTGGGCGCCGACCAGCGAAACGCTGGTGAAGCGTTTGCGTGACCCGGTGGACTTACAGCCGCTTATCGATATGCCCGAGCGGATGCGTGAGGCGATCAACGTTATTGATAGCGAGGCTGCGGACGCTATCGAGAGTCTACAAGCCCAACTCGATGAGGCGAATTATCTGATTGAGTGCGGGAATAACGCCGTCAACGCTGCTGCGCGCGCAACGCAAGCCGACCCCGCGCCCCATAGCGGTGAGGCTGCGCCCGTGGCAATGGGCGAGGCGGTAGCGAAGTGGCTCGAAAAGAAGGCGGATGACCATGCCGAGGAATACGGGCACGATGATATGGGAAGTCTTTCGTTTGGTGCCGGGAGGGATGGCGACGCGAAACACGAGTATCACTCTAACTTACTGGAACTTGCCGAGGAAGCGCGCGCATTCTTCGCCGCCCAGCCGCAAGCAGCGCCGAGCGGGCTGAGTGATGCGCTCAATGACATATTGATCGAACACCGAATTGCGCTCGAGCCGGAACACGAAGGCCAATGGCACGCGGATCTGTACGGCGAATACGGCTGCGAGCCTATCGCACACGCCGAAGGTTCCACGCCTATCGACGCGGCTCGCAACGCTATCGCTGCTGCTAGCGCTACTGGGAGCGGAGCGTGAGCGGGCGCATTTTGGTGAAGATCGAACTGGATCCGTTCCCCACCTTGACGGGAGAGTGCTTCGCCGTTCAGGAAAAGCTTGGCGACATCGTTGTGCAAAGCTGGCGTCCGGTTGATGTTATTTCCGATGACTTGCCTGCAGAATTTTTTGGTGGCGTCACCGGGGCCCAATACGTCACGATCCAGGCCGCTCGAAAGCTGCATGCAGATCGATTCGCAAAGGAAATTTCGCGACTGATTTGCGAGGCGCTGGAAGCTAAGGATCTCAAAAACGGCTACGCGGAGCAGCCAGCATGACCACCCCAACACCCAACCCCACAGTAGCGCCAACAGTCGAGCAGATTCGAATGAGTAAGGGAATGTTCGCAGTGGTCGATATTGAAGACTTCGAGTGCCTGTCAAAATACCACTGGTATCTGTCGCCGGATGGATACGCTATCAGGAGCGTCTCCGACAAGTCGAAAAAGTCAGGCACCCGGATCGTGTTCATGCACAGGGAGATTATGGGCATGACGCCTGGCGATGGTAAGGAGGTAGACCATATTGACTTGGACAAACTAAATAACACCAGATCGAACCTGAGAGTGTGCACGAAAGCCGAGAACCGCAGAAACAGAGGGAAGCGATCCGACAATAAAAGCGGATTCAAAGGCGTTCATCGGTGCAAAAACTGGGGAAACTGGAGGGCCAGCATACGAGCCGAAGGTAAATACTATGCGCTCGGAACTTACGACACCCCGGAGGAGGCATACGCAGCGTATTGCGCCGCAGCCTATCGACTGCATGGCGAATTCGCTCGCGTATCAGCCGACACCGCTCGCACGCCACTTACCATGCAAGGTGAGTTGCCGGGATCGGAGGGAGTATGAGCGCGATCTTTAGTGAATGTGGTCTATACCGCTACAGGCTAGAACGCTCGGGCCTGCCAACTGGAATCGTCTACGGCTACCTTGGCGTGAACGGTGCGACGGCCGGCCCGGTCAAGAACGATCATACCGTGACGAAATGGCACGGGTTCACGCTTCTGAATAAAGGAAGCCGGATGATCGTCGGCAACCTGTTCGCCTATTGCGCGACCGACGTACGTGAGCTAGCGGCGGCAATCGATCCGATCGGACCGGACAATGACATGCACCTGGCGCAGATCATCGCGGACGCCGATGTTCTCGTGCCGAGCTGGGGTCCGCGGGCGAAAGTTCCTAAGCGCCTACGCTACCGGCACGACGAGGTAGAAGCGATGCTCGTCGCAAGCGGCAAGCCGCTGAAATGCTTCGGGCTGTCCAAGTCTGGCGACCCGCTGCATCCGTTGATGTTGGCCTATGACACGCCGCTCATTGACTGGCGGCCAGCATGACCCGCGCCCTACTCTGCCACATCGGCCTATGGCTGCGGTCGCCGGCTTGTCGGCATTGGGAAAAGGAGAAAGTATGAGCAACGTTGAGCAATTGCCGGTCAAGGGTGCCAGCGAACGCCCTGCGCCCCGCCGCATCATGCGCCCGTGCGAATACGGCCTGCTCGGCACCGTGCGCGACCTCGAAACGCAGATGGGCACGGTCGAGGCATATAACCGGCTCTGCGACGCGGCTCAGCGGTTGAAGGCAAAGATCGACGCCGGTGACGCCGAGCAGCAGCACAAGATGTGGGCGACTGATCCGAATTTTATCTATCCAGCGGGGCAGAGATGAGCACTCGCACCTTAATCGAAATCAATCACGACCTACTTCATAGACTCCAGAGCGATCCCGGCATCATGCAGCAGATCATGCGCGAGCTCGGCGTATCGACGCATAACGGGCCGCTGAATGAAGCAAATGGCCGCGGCCGCTCGCTAGATATCGGCGACGGCATACGCATCGTATTGCAATACCACCATTCGACCGAGGTAGCGGTCACAACTGATTATGCGGCGGTGAAATTATGAAAATATCCGAACTGACCGGCGCCCAGCTTGATTACTGGGTCGCCCGCGCCGACGAATCGTGGAAATGGGCGCATCGATTGTTCGCCACGATGACGCTTGACCCGACGTTTGCATCGGTCGAGCTATGCACCTACAGCAACGGC